ATGAAATACATCAGACTCTTCTTAAAGATTGGAAACATCATTGGGATAACATAGACTATATTGTTAAGCATAAGTATGAGCCTGACTTTGTTAAGATAATAGATAACAAAACTATTTTAATTGAAGCTAAAGGTAGGTTTTGGGATTACGCAGAGTTTAGTAAGTATATACATATAAGGGAGGCTTTGCCTGAAGATTATGAATTAGTATTCTTATTTCAAAAACCTTTTGCACCTATGCCTCAAGCTAAAAAAAGAAAAGATGGAACAAAAAGAACTCATGCTGAATGGGCAGAGACAAATAATTTTACATGGTATAACGAAGAAAGTTTACCAAAGGAGTGGAGAAGTAGTGAATTATAAATTCAAAGAAGATAAAATATTAAATGAACTAAAGGCTTATGTAGGTAATACGTATGACCAACACTATGCTAATGGTAAGTACCAAGCAACTGATATGATAATTGATTCAGGATATGGAGAAGGCTTTTGTCTTGGAAACATTATGAAGTATGCTATGAGGTTTGGAAAAAAAGACGGAAAGAACAATTTAGACTTGTATAAAATTATACATTATGCTATAATAGCTATTTACGTAAACAACAAGGAACAAGATAATGGTTGAAGATAAAATAGGAACTAAGCCTTACTTAGGAATTGAAATAGACTACGACAAAGAAAAAACATTTGATAAATTTAGTTTAGATACACTCAAAGATAGATATTTTTGGGAAGGAGAAACACATGCACAAGAAGCATTCGCAAGAGCCTCGGTCTTCGGAGCAACATACAAGAACGAGACAGATTTTGAACTGGCTCAAAGACTTTACAACTACGCTTCCTCTCGTTGGTTCATGTTCAGCACTCCTATACTTAGTAACGGGGGTACAAGTCGTGGGCTTCCTATCAGTTGCTTCCTCAATTATGTTCCTGACAGTAGGGGTGGTTTATCTGCTCACTATGATGAGAATATATGGTTGGCAAGTTCAGGTGGAGGCATCGGTGGATATTGGGGCGATATTAGGAGCAATGGTATTTCAACTACTCATGGGAGTCGTTCTACTGGAAGCATTCCTTTCATCCACGTTGTAGACTCACAGATGTTAGCCTTTAATCAAGGCACAACAAGACGTGGTAGCTACGCAGCTTACATGGATATAAGTCATCCTGAGATTGAAGAGTTTATAAACATGAGAAAAGAATCAGGTGGGGATATCAACAGAAAAAATCTTAACATACATAATGGTATAAATATCACTAACTCGTTTCTTGAAGCAGTTCAAAACGATGAGGACTGGAGATTAATAGACCCTAAAACTAATGAAGCTGTTAAGATAATAAATGCTAGAGATTTATGGTGGCAAATCATACATGCTAGAGCAGAAACAGGTGAGCCTTACATGATAAATATTGATGCATGTAATGATGCATTACCTCAAAAACAAAAAGACTTAGGACTTAAGATACGTCAAAGTAATTTATGTTCAGAGATTACATTACCAACAGATGAAGAACGAACAGCAGTATGTTGTTTGTCTTCAGTAAACTTAGAACACTTTGATGACTGGTCAAAAGACGATAACTTTATACAAGATTTAATAACCATGCTTGACAATGTTTTACAGCATTACATTGACAATGCAATAGATACAACACAACTAGGAGAATACAGTGCAAATTTTAAACGCTTTCAAAAATATGTTAAAGAAGGTAAGGAAGGCTTTACCAAGAGTGCCTACTCAGCGTATCGAGAAAGGAGTCTCGGTCTCGGTGCTATGGGTTTCCATGCTTATCTTCAATCTAGGGGGCTACCTTTCGAAGGGATTTACGCAACTGGGTTTAACTTTAAGGCATTTACTTACATTAAAGGAAAAGCAAAAGAAGCAACTAAAGAGTTGGCTATTGAAAGGGGTGAGGCTCCTGATATCCACGGTAGTGGTAAGCGTAATGCTAATCTCCTTGCTATTGCTCCTAATGCTAGTAGTGGCATTATCTGCAGTGGTACTTCTCCTAGTATTGAACCTTACAGGGCTAACTGCTATACTCACAAAACTTTATCCGGAAGCTACCAAGTTAAGAATAAATATTTAGAAAATCTTTTAAAAGGTAAAGGTTTAAAAGGTAAAGAGTTAGAAAATATTTGGAAAGATATATCAGCTAATGAAGGTTCAGTTCAACACTTAGATATACTTACGGATGATGAGAAAGAAATATTTAAAACAGCTAATGAAATAAACCAAATATGGATTGTTGAACATGCTGCTAAACGACAGGAGTTTGTGTGTCAGGCACAGTCTGTCAACTTATTCTTTACTATTCCTAAAAGTACAGAGCCACAAGAAGTGCATGATGAATACATGCAGTATGTAAATGATGTTCACTGGTATGGTATGAATAAATTAAAATCGTTGTATTACTTTAGAACTAATGCAGCAAGAAACGTAGAGAATGTAAACACTAAAGTTCCAAGAATTCGTTTAGATGATGTGGAATGTATAGCCTGTGAAGGGTAAGGAAAAATTATGAGCTTATTAGCAACTAGAGATTATTATAAACCGTTTGAATACCCATGGATGTATGAGTATTATAAACTACAAAATCAAATGCATTGGATGCCTGAATCAGTTCCGTTGCATACAGATGTAAAAGATTGGCAGGATGTAAGTCCTGAAGAAAAACATTTACTTACACAGATATTTAGATTGTTTACACAGTCTGATGTAGATGTAGGTGCAGGATATGTTGATAAGTATATGCCTATCTTTAAAAAACCTGAAGCAAGAATGATGATGTCATCTTTTGCTAACATGGAATCAATACATCAAGATGCATACAGCTTACTACTAGATACAGTTGGTATGCCTGAAATAGAATACAAAGCTTTTTCGGAGTATGAAGAGATGGCAGACAAGCATGATTATGTCGGACACTTTAAACCTCTTAAATCTGACAAGCGTACCATTGCAAAAACTTTAGCAGTCTACTCAGCTTTTACAGAAGGACTACAGTTATTCTCTAGTTTTGCAATCCTCTTAAACTTTCCAAGATTCGGTAAGATGAAAGGTATGGGACAGATAGTTACTTACTCTATTCGTGATGAGTCTATGCACGTTGAAGCAATGACTAAACTATTCCGTGAGTTTATCCAAGAGAACATAGAGATATGGACAGATGATTTTAAAGCAGAGCTTTATCAAATATGTAGAGACATGGTAGGTCTTGAAGATAAGTTTTTAGATTTAGTATTTGAAATGGGAGACCTTCAAGGACTAACCAAGAAAGATATGTATGCTTATAATAGATATATAGCTGATAGAAGATTGCTACAGTTAGGACTTAAAACTAATTATGACCAAAAAGAAAATCCATTAGGTTGGATTGATGAAGTTATGGGTGTCGAACATCAAAACTTTTTTGAAGGTAGAGCTACAACATATATGAAAGCAGGTCTTCGTGGTAAGCAAGACTCTGTTACTTTTACGGAAATAGAGAAATGAGAACTAAAAGAGAAGAAGCAAAACTTTTAGGTTATGAATTACTTTATAATAGAGCAGGTAATTTAGTTACTGAAAGAACTTCAACAGATATAAGAGAACTTAAAAAATATTTTAGTGTAGAAGAATATGCTACATTACAAACAGTTTTACGAGAAGCTACAAAAAAACTAGATGAAGTACATAATTATATCGAAGCTAACTTAAATGCTAGGAAATTCACAGATTAAAGAAAATTGACATCATGAGGCTACGTGTATTGACATATCTTATAATAGTTAATACACTTGCTTCAGCTTGTACAACTTTTAAATACACAAGCTCTCCGTGTGTCTTACAGGATTTATGTAATTGTGTAGATAATTATCTCGTCTTTCTTCCCTTTTACTTTAATTGGGTCTAAATATCTAGTAGGTATGGTAGATTTCATAGCTGTGGTATACCCTATTACTATATCCTCTCCTACTTCTTTAGTAGAACTCTCTAGCCTTGCAGCTAGATTAACAGCATCACCAATAGCAGAGTAATCAAACCTTGTATCACTTCCCATATTACCTACAACTGCCTCTCCTGTATTTATTCCTATACCTATCTCTATTCCTAAATCGGCTTCAGCCATATCTTGTTTTATTTTCTGGGCTGCTAGGATGGCTTTGTTCTCATGGTCTTCAAGGTCAATAGGTGCATTAAAGATAGCCATCATTGCATCACCAATATATTTATCTACCATACCGTCATACTCTTTAACTGCATTAGCTTGAATAGTTAAAGCTTTGTTCATAATCTCTGTAACTTCTTCAGGCTGTAATCTTTCTGATAAACTTGTAAAGCCTCTAACGTCTGTAAATAAAAACGTACAACGTCTTCGTTCTCCGCCTAACTTCAAAAGCTCTGGATTATCTTGTAATCTTTTAACCTGTCTTGGGTCTAGGTAATGTTCAAATTGTTTCTTGATTTGTTGTCTAAGTTTGTATTGAGTTCTAAAGTTTAAATAGAATTGTAGAGTAGCAATAAGTGTCATACTTATTAGAGACCATGTAAAATCTATCAAGATATTATGGCTTACAAAGTGATACTCCATATAGCCCATAAAAGAAAACAAACCTAAGAATGATACAACACCCTTAGTGATACCAAGATACTTTATTAGAAGAGCTGTCAGTAAGCCTGAGACTATTAATAATAATAGTTCAACAAACAATCTATAGTCAGGTATCTGTGGTGTATCCATCAACATACTTTCTGATAAAGCTGCTTGAATTTTGTGAGGTTCTAACAACCCTACAGGTGTTGCAAGTTGTGGTGATATTCCCTTTGCTGTAAATCCTACAAATACAAAAGTAGATTCAGCTTTGTCAATCTCATTTAAAGTTATCTGTGGTGTATCTACCCAACTAATCCATTTACGACCAAGACTATCTGTGGAAACGGGTGGAATACCTCTCACTCTAACCTGTTCTATTCCATTCAGATTTGTAGCAATCTGATAAGTACGACCACCTCCTAGTATTTTTAAAACTTCCGTTCCAAACGAAGCAACCCACCCATTATTAGTTTGTTGTAGTAAAGGTATACGCCTTACTAAATTATCTACATCTACTGGTGCAGAGATAGCACCTTGATTAGCTGATTGTTTTAGTACATCTAT